TCATTTTACCTGTGTGAACTGTTCCAGCAGCTGGCGCAGCTTATCATACCCGAACATGGCGGCGTATGCCGTCAGGAAGCCCACGACCACGGCGGCCACCACCAGGTACCACGTCACCGCCACCGCCATCAGCTGGCAGAAGGCGAAGAGGGCTACCAGGGCCAGGACCATGGCCACCGCCAGCGCCAGGATATTCGACGGAACGCTGGTGAAGATCTTCTTCACGACCTCGGTGACGACGTTGGTCAGCACGACCAGCACGGCCACGATGATCAGCACGTAGGAAACGACCGCGGGGATACTCTGAATGATGTTTTCCATGATGTCCTCCTTCTTTTACACGCTCCCGCCCAGGGCGCACAGCAGCAGGTCCAGGGAAGGGCAGTTCTTGTAATTCTCCAGCCAGTAGTCCGGGCTGTTGATGACGCCGGCAGCCACCAGGGCAGCCACCCCGTTCTCCGCCGTCTTCAGCCGTGTGCCGGCCTTCTCGATGACCTGGGCGGCCTTCTTCAGCAGCAGGTCCAGGTACTGGAATTTCTTCGCCTGTTCCGCCCAGTAGTCCGGGCTGTTGATGACGCCCAGGGCCTCCAGCTTCTCCACGGCAGCCTCCACGGAGTCCTCCAGCATAATGACCTGGCCGACGCGGATCAGGTTCTTGTTCTTGATGGCGTTCACTTCCACCAGCTTGTCCACCGTGGTGCCGGCGGCGGCCGCAATCTTCGACAGGGTGTCCCCGGCCACGACGGTGTGCGTCTTCGCTTCCTTCGTCCCTCCTGTTGCCGTTCCGCCCAGCTTCTTCGCAATCTCCGCGAAGTTCGGGCAGATAAAGCCCCTGATGTACTTCCCGTTCACGGCCATGGTCCTGGTTCCGACCTTTCCGCCCGACATGTTCCCCTCGGTCACCACGAAGGTGCTGGCGGCCGTTTTGGTGACGATGCCGATGTGGTCGGAATACCCGGTACAATCACCCTTTCCGGTGTCGTCCCAGTCGTAGACGCAGGCGTCGCCGATTTCGGGCTTGTGGGCGTCGTTCTCGATCCAGATCCCCAGCCCCTTGGCAATCTCGACATACTTCTCCACACCGCACTCGGTCCCGGTGTACTCCGCGATCCCCGCCTTGATGTACGCCGCGCTGACCGTGGTGGCGCAGTATGCGTCCGTGGTCTTCACGGTGTAGCCTCTGGCCAGGGGCTTGTGCCCGTTGTAGATGGCCAGGATTTCCAGGTGCTTCGCGCTCCCTTTAGTTGCCCCGACCCAGCTGGTGATGATGTCCGCGACCTTCTGCCGCAGGTCCTTTTCTGTCATGGTGCATTTCCTCCTTGAATTCCTACGTCCGGCGGCTCTTGCCGGTCTTCCGGCGGTTCCGGCGCGTTTCCTGCCGGCGCCCGGGCCTCTTTCTTCTGCTTCTCGTTTTTAATCCACCCCATGACGCCGTTCTCCACGCCGCACAGGCTGAACACGCAAGCGGTCAGCGTTGAAGGTTCCGTCCCCGTATGCCAAAACACCGCCAGGGCCGCGATAGTGTAAGCTATCAGAACGACGGCTTCCAACAGCAGGATCTTGTCCATCGTTCCTATTTTCGTTTTCTGTTTTGCTCGCTTCCCTCCGCGAAGTTTATGGGCTACCCAGCACGCCGCGAAGCCCACGGCGGCACCGGCGGCCATTGAGGCGGCCGCCACAAAGAACAGCGCCATCATGCCACCTCTTCGTCGTGTGCCGCCTGGTTCAGGTGCTTCTCGATTTTGTTCAGCGCTTCGGACACCGGGCCATTGCAGCCCTGTTCTTTCAGCCCTTTCAGGCATGCCATGATTCCGTAGCACAGCAGGGTCTGTTCTTTCTGGATCGCCTGAATTCTGGCCGTCTGCTTCCGGTCGCTGTCCACGAACTTATAGACCGCAACTACCACGCCGGCAATGGTTCCCAGCGCCCCCAGCAGCTTCGCGGCTGTAATGATGGATTCGGCGTCAATATACACGGTTTATCCCTCCACAAGCTCCCAGCCGGCAGGGTACGCTTCAGGACTCCATACGTTCCCGTCGATGGTGGATTTATACAGGGTCCCGTTGTAGTCCACAATGTCGCCCGTGTTGTATGCGTCGTGGGCGCCGGTCGGTTGGCTCCACACCGGATACCCTTCTTCGTTCAGTCCGAAGGCGTCGTACAGGCTTTCCGTCCCCGCGCCCGGCACCCAGTCGGCCTGGCTCGTGTGCTGCTGTACGACTCTGTATAGCTGCGGGTCTCCGACCTCGTTTACCCCATAGGAAAAGATGTCTCCCACTGCATAGGCGTGCCCCACTTCCCATGTGGGATACACCGTTGCGACCTCCATTGCCTGCTCGTCCGTCAGCGTGTTGGCGTAAAGCTGGAGCGCCCGCCGCAGCTGCTCCGCCGCTTGCAGTCTGTTCATTCCGTCACCCCCAGCAATGCGTTCAGCACTTCCGTGTCCGTCGGCTCCTGTTCCGGTTCCGGCTCCGGTTCTTCTGGCAGGATCTCTTCCGCCGGCGTCATTCCGGTGATGTTCCCGTCCTCGTCCGCGGTAATTTCCACGAAGGGGCCGGACGCCTCCCAGGTTTCCGTGAACTCTTCCGGCAGCTCCGCCCACCCGGGCAGGGTATAGTCGACGCCCTCCAGACTTGCATGGGCGTTGTTCCATTCCTTTTCGATCTTGATAATGGTCATAGCTTCATGCCTCCCCGTCAGGTCATTTTCAGCCAGATGCCGTTCTGCTTCACATACTGCTCTCCGGCGGGTGCGCTTTCCACTGTGTAGCAGCCATCACTGTCAGGGCTGTCAGATACATAGATTTCAGAGGAAAGAGCTAAAGCCGGGCGCGGGCAGTAGTTGTTCGCGTAGTACACGCGGTAGTCGCTCAGCGCCCCCGAAGTATTCACGTAATACGCGTTGCCGTAGTTCGAGCTAGGGGAGCGCAGCCACCAGCTGACCGCTGTCGCGGTCTCGTCATAATAGGCGATTCTGTTTGCCTGCGACCCCGACAGGTATGTGAACGGTGTTCCTTCCTTTGCCGCTCCGTTCTGGTTGGCCACTTCGTTGCACGACAGGGCAAATCCCTTTCTATACAGGTTCACGACGGTGGCGTCCGTATCTCCCGTGATAGCTCCCCTCGCCGTCGGGATCGGGACGTTCACCAGGCACGCCTGAATGATGGGGTCCAACATTCTCGGGTATTCTACGTTGCAGAACATGTCCAGATCGCTACCGTTGTACCCGTTTCTTCCGCTGTCTCCGCCTTTGAAGGCCTTTGTGGCGAAGCTATCCTTCCGCAGGACAGTGACTTCGTTTTTTCCGTAATGGTTATACTGGAGGAAGATCAGCTTCTTCGGCTGCCCGTTTTCGTTCAGCTTCAAAAGGTTTCCCGCCGCCAGGGTGCTGATTTTTTTGCTCATTCCTTGCCTCCTTGAAAATTTTGTCTACCCGCTCGCGCAGCTGCTGGCGCAGCACGCGGGTGTCTCCGTGCTTTGCATGGGCGTTCCACGCTTGGAATCTGTCTTCGATCTCCCTCCGCGTGACCTTGCCCTCTTTGAAGTCCCGCTCCCACCTCCTGATTCTGCGCTTCATGCGTTTCTTTGATGACTGTCGCAGCTTTCTGATGACTCGCCCGCTTTTTGTCAGGTACAGATGGAAGCCGCAGAAGTCGATGCCGTTCTGAAGCGGGTATATCCCGGTCTTCTGGTTTAGTTCATATCCCAGTTCCCTGAACTTCTCCCTGGCCTTTTCCAGCAGCTCCACGGCCTGTTCCTTCGTCTCCACTATCGCGTACCAGTCGTCCATATACATGCCCGACATGGGACAGTGTAGGTCCTGGTTGATGTAGTGCAGCGCCTTGGACAGGTAGAACACCGCGCAGATGTGGCTGGTCTGGTGCCCCAGGGCCAGCCCGTCCACCTGGTCGATGTACTTTTCCAGCAGGTAGCAGAATTCCGGCCCCGGCAGTTTCGGAAATACGACCGCCTTCAGCTTTTCGTGGTCCGTTGAAGGGAAGCATTTTCTGACGTCTCCCTTCACCACCCAACCGCGCGCGTAGTCCCACTCCTCCATGGGCCTGTATGGTAGCCCCGCCTTTTTCCTGATTGTCTCGTCCGCTGCCTTCCGGCGCAGGAAGTATGTGCGCATGTGCTTTTCCAGCAGGTCCAGCCCGTAGTGTTGCCCTTTTCCGGTCTGTGCCGCGAAGGCATTGTACGGAATGGACGGTGCCAGGGCTGGGTACACCACTTCGTCCGTCAGCGCCCGCTGCACGATCTTGTCGCGGAACGACGGTGCGTTTATGACCCTGGGCTTTGGTTCGTAAATCATAAATTGGTCCAGGGCTGCCGGCTCGTATTTTCCGCTGCGCAGGTAGTTGGATAATGCGATCAGCCTGGCCGTCTCCCGGCTCTCGAAGATGGCTTCAGCGCGTTTTCCGCGCTTCCCTCGCCGTGTCTTTCGATAGGCCTCGTCCAGGACTGACACGCTGGTAAACTCTTCATAATTCATTGGCCCGCCGCTGATAGCGCGGCTTCCCTCCTTTGTGGGCCGCCGCGCGTCGGCAGGAAGTGTTTGCCCCTTACGGGGCAGGGAATGGCCTCCTTTGGCAGGCCTCTGCTTTCACCAAATGGTTACTCGTTCGCGGTATCTGCATGCCGAAGCCGGGCGCGGGCAGTAGTTGTTCGCGTTGTTCACGTTGTTGTTGTTCAGCGCCCCCGAAGTATTCACGTAATACGCGTTGTTGTTGTTCGAGTTAGGGGAGCGCAGCCACCAGTTGACCGCTGATACAGGCCATACCCCGAAGTAACGGTCAGCGCCTGGTCATATCGCTTTTGTACCACGCCGCGCACAGGAAGCGCACGTCCATGGACTTCTGCGTCCAGATCGCCGCCTTGTGGGCGTCGACGCCGGGATAGGCCTTCGACGCCTTCAGGGCGTTGATCAGGTTTTCAAATACCAGGCACAGGGCCATTATTTCCTCTTGCAGCGCCTGGCGCTCTTCGCGCTTTGTTTTCAGGCTCTTTGTATTGGCCAGGTAGCACTTGTCCATAATCTCGAAAGTCATATTTTCAAGCCGCTGCCCCGCCGTGTGCCGTCTGTGCTTTGGGATAATATTCGTATTCCCGATTGCCTCCGACGTGTAGATGTATAGGTCCTTCGCTTTGTTCCCCAGGACGAAGGCGTCTTCCTTTTCCCGGCTCTCCGGCCGGTTATCTCGTCTTGATGTAGAAGTCACCGTTCGCCCCCAGGGAGGAAGAGGGCACCGTGGTTCCCGTGTGGATCGTCGGCCCCGCCTTGATTGTCACCCACCGGACGCCCGACGCAGTCTTCTGGAGGTATTGCCCGGTGGTCCCTGTCGTGGGTGCTGTGATTTTCGTGTCGATGGCCTGCTGCAAGGCTTCGTCCGCCGCCTCGTATGCAGCCGTGATTCCATCGTCCGCTTCTTCCATGTCCGCCCGCAGCTGTTCGATCATCTGCAAAAGGTTCCCGGCCTCGTCTTCTCCCAGGATTCCCTTCACATAATCAAACCAGGTGTTGAACTCCGCCAGCATCTGCTCCAGGTAGTCGGCCGTCGGGATATGCTGCACAGCGCTGACAGTAATCCCGCACACAGCGTCGTCCAGCCGCGTGTCTGTAATCATCGTCTGGTCGATCTTGGTGGTGCCAGCGTTCACGCGGACCTCCGCGATCTTCAGGTCGTAGATGTCGGCCGTTCTTGTGATTCCCGGTGCCACGGGGTTCGTGCTGAAGCTGCCCGTCAGCACCTCGGTGGTGATAGTCCTGTCCGTCATGTTCAGGCGCACCACGATGGAGTCTATCCTGTGCAGGGCGCTGTCGGCCGTTGTGATGGCTTTTGTCAGGGGCGTGTCGTTATGATACAGGTATCCCTCCACCCACGCCCGCCCAGCTCCCACCACGACGTCCATGGCGGTTCCCGCCGTCACGCCCAGTTCCGAAGAGTATACGCCGGTGGTCACCAGGGCCTTGATGAACTCCGCCAGCCAGTCAGGCGTGTAGACTCGGTCGCCGTTCTGGGACACAAAAAAGCCGCTGCTTTCGCTCATTCGGTATCATCTCCTAAATTCAGTGTTTCCGGCAGAGGGGAACCGAAGGTGGGCGTGAACGTGGCCACTCCACGCTCGTACACCTCTTCCACCTCCGTCACCCGCTCGTGCATTGTAATTCCCAGCCGCGCATACTGGACGGTCACGATGTCCCCCAGGTCCCAGTCCTTCAGGTACTCGAAGTTTCCGACGTTCTCGCCGTCCCCTTCGAAGTTTTCCACCTTCGGGCACTCGGCCAGCTTCTCCAGGCCGCGCTGCCGCAGCAGGGCTTCGTATTCCTCTGCGGTGACGCCTTCTTCCTGCTGAATGTCTTTTGCGTCAACATACAGCTCCCTGGCCTCTTCGCCGTCCGTCAGATCCACGATAACCACCACGCGGTCGTCTCCTTCGCCCTGTCCGGCAACGTAAGCCTTGTTCTTGTAGTCCACCGACGTCTTCGTATACTTCGGCGCGGCCAGGTTCCCGAACTCGTCGGAGAAGATGACCACCGGGCGCTCGCTCTGCTGCACGCTGCGGTCCGTCCCCTGGAATACTACGAAAGTCATTTCCCCGGGGGCGTATTCGACCCGGTACCCCAGGCCCGACGACTTCGCCAGCCGTTCCTCCACGGTCAGCAGGTTTTTGTATGTGGCCTGCACGTCCACTGTGGTGTCCCCGATCCCTTTCACGGCTTCCGCCGCCAGCTCCGGCACCACCCTGGTGCCCTCCGGTATGACCGTTTTCATGGCCTTCTCCGCTGTCATGTTCATGGTATAGCGCTTCGACAGGATCGCCCGCTCCAGTACAGCGGACAGCATGCGCCCCGTGACGGTCAGGTCGTTTTCGTCAATCTCGATTCCTTCGATGATGGCCGCGTCGTCCTGGTCCAGCCGTTTGATGATGCGGCCCTCTGCCATCAGCTCGACGTTCTCCCTGGTGGCCGGCATGTGGATTTCGATTTCTCCCGGTTCCTGGTACTTTCTCCGCCAGCGCACGCTGGTGGTGGCGTCCGCCACCCCTTGCAGGCCCGTGGCTCTGTCATAGATATACAGGTCCATATCATGCCCCCCAGTATGCCGGCGTCGATGCAAGGACGACCTCCAGGACGTCCGTCCCGCTGTCCGCTGTATATCGGAATACATTCTTCCCCGGCTCTACCTGAAGCCAGGTTCCGCCGAAGTCCCACAGGTTGTTGATGTTGATTTCCTCCGTCTCGCGGTACAGTTTCAGCCGCTTGTTCCCTGGGGCGGTCGTCAGTACGATAATGTCGCCGGCGTGCATGGTCGTGTTGATTTGCAGGCTTTCCTGTCGGCTCACTTCCACCATTCCGGGGTTTACTACCTCGCCGGACGCCCGGAATGTAATCGTCAGTCCTCTGGACACGCTGCTGTCGTTCACTATGGTGGCCATCAGGGTGCTGTCCTTTATGCCCACCTCAAACTCCGGCGCCAGTTCCACCGGCCACTCGATCTTTCCGGTGATTTCTGCCATAGGGTAGCTTTCGTCCTGCACGGCCTTGAAGGTAGGATCGTGGCAAAGAAGCGACAGCTCCACCGCTCTGAAGATCCCGTCCATTTCAAACTCGCAGGACTCCACTTTGTATTCGATTTTCCGTTCCGTTGTGCCGTCGTACAGGTACAGCGTCCCGGTCTCCCTCGGCACAAAGAAGGCGAAGAACTCTTGCCGGATCTCCGCGTGTGTCTTTCCGTTCGGTGGAATTACGGTGGCCTTGATGGTCACGTTTCGCACATTTGCCGTGGCGCCCTGGTACAGCTCGCCGTCTTGCCCGGTTGCTTTCTCGCTCTCCACGTCGCAGTCCAGTTCCCCCAGGCCCTCGGTTTCCTCCAGCCAGTAGGGGAGGGCGTGGGCGAAGGTAATTCTGCGGTCGTCCCGCTCGCATACAATTCTCACGCTTTCACCCCCGCAAGCATTTTTCTGGTGGCGTTCCTGGTTTTCCGTGCCACCTGCGACGGCGTCATTTCGGCGCCGTAGAAGTTCAGTGTCTGATTGAAGCCAGCGGCCGCCGGCACGCTGCTTCCGGTGTTCCCGGCAGAAGACAGGGGCGTGACCCGTGCCTTTCCGTTCAGCAAAGACAGCAGCTCGGGGCCGTTTTCGCCGACCACGGCGCTGCCGGCCTCCAGGATGCCGCCCTTCGCCAGATATGCAATTTCCGGGATACTCGGGATTGTGGGGATTCCGGCGCCCAGCATGTTGATTACGCCGATGACCTGGTTAATCCCGCTGATGAACGTATTGATGAAGCCGATGGCCTTGTTCAGCAGGAAGATAACGCCGTTCAGCGGCGCCTTCACAATGCCCTCCAGGGCCTCGAAGATCCCGCGGAAGATGTCCTGCACTCCCTGCCAGGCTCGTTCCCAGTCTCCCGTGAAGACGCCCGTCACAAAGTCGATGACGCCCTGGAAGATGGTCTTCACTCCGTCGATGATTTGCACCACATTGTCCTTGAAGGCAGTCAAGTAGTTGATGACATTATTCCATGCGGATTGCCACCACGTCAGGAAGGTGGCAGTCAGCCAGTTGATCAGGCCCGTGAAGATTGTCGTGGCGGCCTGGATAATGGTCTGCACCACACTTCCGAAGGTGGACAGCACGTCCTGGAGCATGGCGAAGACGTCGCTCCAGGTCACGCCGAAGACGTCCATCAGGAAACTTTCAAAGACCTGGAACACTTCCGTGATTGCTTCCCACGCAATCGTCAGGGCCTCCTGGAAGGTTTGGAAGACCGTCTGCATGGCCAGGACTACCGCGTCCCACACCGGCGCAAAGGTCGCTTGTATCCACTCCAGGGCCGCCTGGAAGGCCTGCTTGATGACTTCCCACGCTGCCGTGACCGCCGTCCTGAAGCCCTCGCAGTTGTTCCACAGCAGAATGATGGCTGCCGCTGCGGCGGCCACGGCTGCGATCACCAGGCCGACCGGGCCGGTCAAGACCGTCATCACGGTGGCCAGGCCGGTGGCTGCTGCCGTTCCCGTTGTCGCTGCTCCCGTGAAAATGGCGATGGCCGACGACACCGTTCCGATGACCGTGGCCACCGGGCTGATAGCTGCCACAATGGCCAGGATCGCGGCGATGGCGACCTTCTGCCCGCTCGACAGGCTATTAAACCAGTTCAAGAATGTGGTTGCCAGCTGCGTGGCCATAGTCACCACCGGGGCTATGCTTTCGGCCAGATCCGCCAGCGCCTGCTGCATTTCCGCCGAAGCCTCTTTCCCTTCGACTAATGCGGAGTTGCTTTCCTTCCACGCGTTGTATGAGTCCATCAAGCCAGCGTCCGCCAGGGTTTGCAGCACCAGATTTTGGCGTTCCGCCTCAGTTGAACACTCCGCCAGGGCGGCACTGAAGTTCTCCGCTCCGATGCCAAGTCGGTCCAGCAGCTCACCAAATTGCCCCGTCGCCTCTCCGGTAGCCAGCGTTTCTTGCAAGCTGTCCGCCAGAGACTCAATCTTCATCGTGTCCGGGAAGGCCAGGTATGCCCCGGCCAGCCCCTCCACCGCTTTCTGGAGGTTTGATTCTGTGAAACCGGCTTGCAGCAGGTTGGCGGTGGCCTCCACGCTGCTGTCTGTTTCGTCTGATACGACATTAAAAGCCGTAAACGCTTCCCTGGCCGCGTCCACGCCCACGCCTGCCTGTCTGGCGTTGTTATCCAGCTTCGACAGGTCTGTGCGTAATTCTTCCGTTGCTGGTACAGTTGCCAGCACAGCAGCGCCCAGCCCCAGGATTCCCGCCGTTACCGGCGCAGTTGCAGATGCTACCTTTCCTGCGCCTTCCGAAATATTGTTTGCAGCCTGGCCGACCTTCTGCATGGCCACGCTACTTTTTTGGGCCGCTGCCTCCAGGCTTTCCAGGCGCTGCTCCGTTGCGATGATTTCCCGTTGCAGGGCTTGATACTGTTCTTTCGACGCCTCGCCGCGCTGGAACTGCGCCTGCACCTGGGCTTCCGCGGTCTTCAGGCTCTCCAGCTTTGTTCTTGTGTCGTCCACCGCCTGGGCCAGCAGCTGCTGCTTCTGTTCCAGCAGGACCGTGTTCGACGGGTCCATCTTCAGAAGGCGCTCGACGTCCTTCAGGGCGGACTGCGTGGAATTGATCTGCTTATTCACCGACCGCAGCGCGTCGTTCAGCTTCGTGACGTCGCCGCCGATCTCTACGGTGATTCCCTCGATTCTGCCCGCCATGTTCAACCACCTCCCGCTTAAAAATTGTCGAAGTCCCGCTGCGTCGCCTTGTACGGATACTTCGCTTCGTCGTTGCTCTGCTCGATATACATGTCATCGACCATTCCGATAGTCAGCAGATCCAGATCGGCCAGGGAGATGCCCAGCTGCACGCAGCGCAGCAGGAAAAGGGCCGTGTTCATCTCCCTGGTCGATGGTCTTATTTTTTTTTACTGGTCGACATGCCTTCCATGTTCAGGTCCCACAGCTCGATGATTTTCGGGAAGATCTCGTAGATGCTGAAGGTGTTGAAGGTGTCCAGCCACTCTTCCGGGGACGCGGGGACGTTGTCCTTGTCCGCGTGTTTTGCCATGATATAGGCGATATTCTCGAACATTTCCAGGGCCTCCGGGGGGAGGCTCACTTCCTCGTTCTCCTTCTTCTGGTCCAGGCACCGCTGGATCGCCTGCATATCCTGGATAATATCCCGGCGGAACTTAATCCGATACAGGCGCGGCACCGCTGCGGTGGCCCGGAAGGGCACGTCTTTCCCGTCAATCTTGATGATGTCCTGCATGTTTTGTCCCTCCTATCATTACGCCCCGGTGGGGGTGTACACTTCGTTGTACCAGTCGGCCGCCACCTGCTGGGTGGTTTCCGCGCCGGTTCTCGCTTTCACGTATCCGTTCGGCAGGGCGGCGGCAGAGATCGTCACAGTCTCGGTGGACGGCTCGATCTCTTCCTCGGTGGTCGCGCTCTCGATGTTGGGGCGGGTGGACGTGCAGTTATACAGCACGTGCTTCGTCCCGGTCGCGTCGCCCTCGAACTCGAACAACAGGGCGAAGGGGGTAGACTTCGCAGTCGCCTTCTCCATGTAGACCTTGTCGGTCTCCACCAGCTCTTCGCCCAGGCAGTCCACGCGGAACTCGTCCGGCACCAGGGCGGTGGTCAGGTCGCCCTCGTAGCCGTTGTTCTTGGCGCTCTGCCAGTAGACGATGCCGTCAGCATAGAACTTGCTGATGCTGCCCTGCTGCTCCAGGGACATTTCCACGGCGCCGGGCCAGGGCTTCGGCTCTCCATAGGTGGGGAAGGTGGTCGCCGTTCCCTCTGCCGTGATGGGCGCGTAGTGTACGTTCTTCAGGTTGTATTTGACTTTGTCAGCCATTTTTTACACCTCGATTTCATAGATGATTTCGTGCATGTGTTCCGACTCGATGTAGGTCTCGTCCTTCGTCCAGTAGATCCCGGCAGCGGTCAGCGCCCGCTCCACCAGGGCCTCGGTCTCCGGCTCTTTTGCGTCGGTGTATAGCTCGATGGTGTACCGCTGTGCGCTGAAGTACACCACTCCGTCGGCGGCCATGTTGTTCGCTTGGCCGGCGTAATATACGCAGAAGGGCGGGTCGGGCGATTTGCCTTCCTCCCACATGCGATATGCCACAGGCAGGCCCGTGGCGGTCAGGATCGCGCGGACGTCTTTCGGTTCTTTCACGGCTGGCATGCCTCCTTCGCCTTCTGCTCGAACTCCTTTATGGCGGTCTGCTCCGCCGGTTCAATGTGCGGTTGCGCCTGTACGCGGCCGCCTCCGCGCTTTGCGTGGCCTTTCTCCAGTAGGTGGGTCAACTGGTAGTCGGTGGCGTTGTGGACCGTGTAGCGCACGCTGGCGGCGTTCTCGAAGGCCTTTGTCTTCTTCCAGCCCCTGCGGTAGTCTCCCGTCAGCTTCGGTGAAGTGCTTCGCAGCTCCTTCACGCAGCCGTCCGCTGATTGGCTCGCCGCTTTCTTGATTCCGTCCGCCGTTGCGGTTGCATACTCTTTCACAGCCTCCGATACTGCCGTGGCCAGCCCGTCGATCCCGACTCTATTTGCCACGCACGTCACCCGCCTTTTCGGTGACATACAGTTCCACGTCCTCGCCTCTATTGAAGGTTCGGTAGACGGTCAGGCGCTTGTCCGCTGCCACCTCCACGATGGTCTGGCCAGTGTAGTCGCTGGCGTGTACCACCACCGTGCAGGACGGTTTCAGCCCCATGGCGCCGGCAGCCGCCGTTTCCGCCCTGGAAGGGCTTTGCAGGTCCGCCCACACCTCCAGGCTTTCGTCCGTGTATGCAGGGTTCCCGATGTCGTCCAGGACAGGGTTCCCCGCCTCGTCCAGCTGCGTGACGCGCCGGATCAGCTTCACTCTGTCGCTGAAGTACAATAGGCCACCTTCTTCCTGATTTCGTCGCGCATGGTCATGTAGTCCTCCCGGTTCACGGCCGCCTCGTCGTTGTTCAGGCCGAACTTCCAGCGGACGAAGCAGCGGATCGCCCCCAGAATGAGGGCGTCCGCTTCATCGTTCGCTTTGCTTTCCAGGACTCCCAGCCCGATCAGGTCCAGGCGGCACTCTTCGATGATGTCGGTCAGCTCCGCGTCCACTTCCGCGTTCTCGCCGCGGCGCACGGCTCTGCGCAGCTTGGCCAGGTATTCAGCAGTCACCGCCATGGCTCACACCTCCGGGTTAGGCGTTCGCGGCAATCTGGCACACCATGAAGCCGTTGTGCCGGATCAGGTTGCCACCGGCCATGACCTCGCCCAGGATAGTCAGCAGGCCCTCGCCGAACTTGTAGTCCTTGCTGACTTCGACGGTGTAGTCGCCGAACAGGCCCAGCTCGTAGTTCATCGGGTCTCCGTAGACCATGGTGTTCACGGCGCTGGTGGTCTGTGCGGTGCCAGACAGGGGCGTCAGGGCGCTGTTGATGGTGTAGGGAACAGCCAGGCCGCCGTCCTTGATGATGCCGGTGTTGGGGTTGCCAGCGTCGGGCAGGATCTCATACACCGCCTTCTTCTCGTTGGTACCACGGACGTCGCCAAAGGCGATCAGGTCGGTCTTGTGCAGATACAGGCGCGCATTTGCGCCCACATTCTCGTCTCCGCCATACCCCAGGACGATTTTCCGCAGGGTGTTCTGGTCAATGACGCCCTTCCCGCTGCTCACAGTCATGGCCAGGGTGGTGTAGATGGCCTCGCTCTTGGTGTTCACCGCGTTCTTGATGCCGTAGAAGGTGCCGTCGTTGCCGTTCACGATCAGCTTCGATACCTTGGCGCGAAGCGCGGTAAGGGCCAGCTCGCGGACCTTCTCCGCATAGGGGACAGGGGTCAGCTTCTCGATGTTCTTGGACACATAGGACACGACGTTGACCAGGTTGGGCTTGATGGCCGCCACCCGGAAAACGGGGTCGCTCGGGTCGGGTGCGGTGCCGTCGGTGCCGTCGTCGGCCTCGGGCATGCTCTTCACATAGGCCTCGGTCCACTCGCCGCAGCCCGTGCAATCCATCACGCGGACCTGGTCCACGATGGAGGAAACGACGTTGAAGCCCTCGTCGATGGTCTGACCCACGCCGGTGGGCTTCGCCAGGCTGTCGGTGGTGATCAGGGTGGAGCGAAGGGAAGCCAGCCCGCGGCGCACTTCATCGGCGGACAGGGTCAGCTTCTTGCTGCGGTAGATTTCCTCGGCGCGTTCCTCCTTGTCCTCTCCGCCCTCGCTGCCGGGGATCTCGGTCAGCTTATTGGCCACGGCCTGCTTGGAGCGCAGGGTGGCCAGCTCCGTGTTCAGGCCGTCGACCTCGGTGTCCAGCTCCTTGGTGCGCTGCTCGTCGGCGCCCTCGATCTCTTTGGCGATCTCCGCCTTTCTGGCCTCGATTTCCGCAATTCTCTTCTGGTACATGGTTCGTTCTCCTTTCGGTTTTTAGATTTTGCATTTCAGGGTTACCCTGCGCTTCATCAGCTCCAGGGATGCCTTCCGCTCTCCCGCCGCCTTTTCGACGGCGGCGCGGCGGGCGGCGATGCTGGTGTCATCATAGGCCGGAATGTCCACGGCGCTGGTGTCATACAGCCGCTTCACCTTCTGGACCGTCCACATTCTCGCTTCCTTGTCGAAGCTCTCTTCGCGCACGGTGAAGGCGAAGGACATTCTGTCGATGTAGCCGCCGGCGATCTCGTCATACAGCCGTCGGCCTTCCTCCGTCCCGTCCAGGCGGGCGCGGATAAATAGGCCATCGTCGTCCACCTTCAGCTCCAGCGTGCCGTTCCTGGTTCGCGCCATGACCTTCCCGCCGTGGTTGTAGTTGAAGATCACGTCGTCCATCTTGGCCTCGTCGAAGGCGTGCCGGTCAATCTGTTCCTTGTACTCCACGCCGCCCATCTCGAACAGGACGGTGGGGGAGTTGAAGCGCACCGCGTATCCCTCGACATACAGTTCCTTCTGGCCTTCCTGTCCCTCGGCCTCCACGGCTCTGGTCTTGACCTCAAAGCAGCGTTCCATTCGGTCGTTCCGCTTATTCTCCACTTTCTTCACCCCCTTTCCCACCGTCTCCGGCTCCTTCTTCCGCCGCCGGCTCCTGGCCGCCCTGGTCTCCCTGCGGCTCCTGGCCCCCCGTGTTTCCAGGGTCCTCTTGCGGCTCCTGGCCCGTCTGGTACTTGGACATGTCGGACTGCTTGATATAGTTCAGGGAAATAATCCGCTCGTCCCCGCCCTCGACAGGCGGCAGGCCGAACAGCTCCCGCTGCTCGTTCGTTGTCATCAGGCCGATTTCCCGCGTCGCGTTCACCAGCTGCACCTTCTCCGACGTCGACGCGTTGATCATGGCCGACGACGTGAAGATGATGCGGTTGCCCACGTCCTTTTCGCGCTGCGTGAAGCACGCGTTCGTGAAGGCCTGTCCCATCTGGATTAGGATCGGCTCTATCACGCTCTCATAGAAGGCTTGCCACTGGTCGCTGGTGTAGCTGGACTTCAGGATCGGCTCGCTGATGCGCCAGTAATAAAACAGGTTTTCGCGGATCTCCCGCATTTGCGCCGCGTTCGTGGACCACGGCGTAACATTCAGCGGGGTGAAGTCCTCCATGGAGTCCACGCCGATGATGCCGCCCTCTTTTGCGGCCGTCTTGAAGCGGTTCACGAAGTCGTCGGTGCTTTTCTTGACGTCTTCCGGCGCCAGCATAGCCTTCTTCTGCTTCAGCAGCCCGCGCACCTTATTGGCCACGGTCAGGGCCTCCGTCAGTCCCTCGTCGCTTGCCTTGATCATCGTCAGCGTGTTGTTGATCGGCTGGTTTCCGTCTCCGGCGATAGGGTGGTGATTGAAGAACTTCCGCAGAATGACGACGTCCTCGACGTTCAGTATGTATTCCTTCCAGTCGGTTTCATCTACGAAGCGGACCGCATAACCGCCGCCTTTGATTCCGAAAAATTCAAAATTGCTGTACTGGACCGGGATAATTGCCTTCGGCGTCAGTCCGTCCCATTTGATGAAGGCCATGGCGGTTGTCTTGTCTTCCAGCTGTGCCACCAGCTTATACTTCAGGTCGAAGCCGGACATCAGGGTGTTCGGCTGTTGGTTCAACAGCTTTGCATACGGGCTTGACCTTTTGATTTCTTTGATGCGCCCCTGCTTGTCTTCAATCACGTGCATGGCCTGCGACTTCGCTGTGTGCGATGCGATGCAGTCGATAATGGCCCTCACCGTTTCCTGCTCATACGCTTCTCTGTTCCACGGACTCGACCTCCCGGACGGCCCGAAGTACACCTGCACCTTCGGCCGGAAGAAGTCAAAGAACTGGCTGAAAATGCCCATCTTATCACCTCAAATATTGCAAAAATTCGTCTTCGTGGTTGTAGTAGCCCACCATGGCGTTCAGTAGACTGACCGTTCCGTCGATTCGTCTGTTCGACGTGATTTTTTCCGGCTGGATACTGTCGATTCCGCGTTGATTGCTGGCTCTGGCCGCCGTGTTCGACAGACACCACCGCAGGATCGGGTTGTTCTGGTAGACCATCAGGTGGTCCTCGAACAAACCCTTCATGCGCTTCATCGGATAGGTCCATGTCACCGGCCCCTGGCGGATCTTCTCCATCTCGAAGCCGGTTTCTGTCATCTGCGGCACCCAGTAGCCGGACAGGGCCGCGTCGTAACACACCCACAGCGGCCTGATGTCCCGTTCCTGGACCATTTTCACAAACCAGGCCGTCACGGCGTTGTAGTCCACGGTGGCCGACTCGCACAGCGTCAGCCACTTCTGTTCCGCCCATAGGGTGTATGGCGCTTCCTTTCGCCCCTGTGTCTGTATTTGCTCGACCCTTGCCTTCGGCAGGAAATACTGCTGGAGTACGTAGAAGCGCGGGTCCTTCGGCCGGCGGATCAGCAGGGTGGCGCACGTCAGGTCCGTGGTCGCCGACAGGTCGCAGCCGCCGATAGCGTAGGTGTGGTTCAGGTATTCATCCGGCACCACCAGTTCATTCTTCAGCACCGCGAAGGGCAGCCAGGCCGCCGCCGCGTTTTCCTGAATGTTGAAGTCCTTCACCAGCAGGGTGGGCAGGTAGGACGGGTCGTTCTTCGCCCGCTCGACATCGTCGGCCAGCTGCTGCCGGTCCTTGATGGTCCCCAGGCCCGGGTTCGCCTTTTCCCACGCCTCCGGGTTCGTCCATTCTTCCCGGCTGTCCAGCATATAAAGCAGGGGCAGCATGCGGTCGTCCTGCACGGTTCCCTTTGCCACAGACAGGGCATACTCGAAGATGCTGTCGAAGATCCCTTCCCGCGCAAAGCCTGCCGTCGTGATGCTGCCATAGATCGGCTGCTTCCTGGCCTTCATGCCCTGCTTCGTGACGTCGTACATGTTCCGGTCTTCCTGCGCGTGCAGCTCGTCGCAGCTGCAATAATGCAGGTTCAGGCCGTCCAGTGTTTTCGACTTGGACGCCAGGGCCTTCATGGTGCTGTTCGTCAGCTTGAACTCCATGCCGCCCACAATGGGGCGCACCAGGGCGTCCAGCTCTGGGTCTTGCTCCACGATCTTCCTGGCGGTTTTGTAGACGATGGCCGCCTGGTCGTATTTCGTGGCGATGCTGACGCACTGGGCGCCAGGCTCTCCGTCTGCCACCAGCATGTAGACCATGATGCAGGCCGACAGCATGGACTTTCCGTTCTTCCGGGCCACCAGCAGCAGGAACTCCCGGAAGCGCCGCAGCTTCGTTTTCTTGTCGATCCAGCCGAACAGTGTCTGAATGAAGGCTTTTTGCCACAGGTCCAGCTTCACCAGCTGCCCCGCCAGGTCTCCCTCGTAGTGCCGGCAAAATGTTTCGATGAATTCTATGGCGTGGTTTCCCAGCTTCAGGTCGAAGCGGTATTTGCACGTCTTGTCCGCCTGTTCTTTCTCCAGGCGCTCGTACACCATGCGCACCGGCTCGGAGACTTTCACCTTCCCGTCCCGGATGGCGTTCAGGTATCGGCGGGCATAGTTTACGGCCACGGGTTATTTTTTCCCTTTCGCCACAAATGCGGCCAGCCTATCGCCGGCCTGCGACTTCTGCGCGTCCTTCTTCTCCGGCAGAAGGTCCGCCAGCTTTTTCTGGAGATCTCCATACCTCTGGACCAGGGTGCAGTATGCCTTCATGGCGGGGCTTTCTCGCAGCATTGACTGTCTGCCCTGGACGAAGTTGTCGACGGCTCCGTTTTTTTCGATGTCTTCCTTCAGCCTGCCCAGCTGTTCCTCCATGAAGCGCAGCTCGACGATGTACTTCCGGGCCACTACCTTGCGGGCCGGGTCCACCTTTTCGTAGCTTTCGGCATAATCGCCGAAATCCATCGTTTTGTCCTCTGCCATTTTGATACCCCCCCTCATGCTCGCACGTGGCGCGTGTTTTCGTGTGTGCCCCTCTCGGTCCCCAGGGCCGGGGTGTATTCCTCACCCTCCCCGGGGGGTCAGCTGGCCGTCGGCGTTGAAAAAATATCCTTCTGCGCAATCAGAGTTTCCTTGCGTGATCGCCGTGTGGCAATCGTGGCATAAACTGTGCAGCAGTTTGGGATTCAGCGCGATGGCCGGGTCGTCGATGTTGCCCGGCGTCAGTTCGATTTCATGGTGTACTTCCGTGGCTCTCGCTCCGCACTCTTCGCAGGTGAACATGTCGCGCCGCAGGATCTCCGCCCGCAGCTGGCGCCACGCCCTGCTCTTGTAGAAGCTCTTCGCCCATTCTTTTGCCATTGCTTCCTCCTATGACGAACGGCCGCCACCTCCCGGGCAGCGGCCGTTCTCCCGGTATGTCCCGCCGGTGCGGTCTGGAGGGACAGAACATGCCCGGGTTTCCCCGGTATGGACATGGTAGCAAATTTTTTCGCTGCACAGTCCCAACTTTACAGCAGCCCCATGCGGGCCGCGATGTCCTCCAGGAACTTGTCTTTCCTGCGGTAGAAGTCCGACCTGCTCACGCCCTCCAGGCGCAGCAGTTCATACGGGTACTTCCTCCCGCTCTTCACGTTCAGCATGATGGCCTCGCGCAGCTGACGCCGCACTTCGTCGGCGGCGATGTCCGCGCCCACGGCCACCAGCGCCTGCTCCACGGCCTCCAGTCGCTCCCGCTCTCGGTTGCGTCCTTTCCCAGCTCTGCGGCTGCCGGGGTGCTTTTGGTCCTGCTCTTTCGCAAGCCGCCTTTCGTATCCCTTCGCCAGCCACAGGCAAACCTGCTTCACGTCCTCCGGCAGTCGCTTGGCCATCGTTACACCTCCCAGGGCGGACGCCATTCGTCCGCTGCGTCTCCATACTCTCCGCGCTCATATCCTCCGTCCGCGGGCTGCTCCGTCTGTTTCCCGCCGGCGAAGTATGCGTTGTCGACTACAAACTCCACGACAGTGTGGTTCTGGCCGTCCCGCTCGTAGGTCCTCGACTGGGCTTTCGTCTCGACCACCATCGGCTGGCCTCTTCGGAAGTTCCGGGCTATGAATTCGGCCGTCCCTCTCCAGGCCACAAAGTTCAGCCAGTCGGTGGCCCTCTGTCCGTCCTGCCCCTTGTAGTCCCGATCCACAGCCAGGCGGAAGGAACAGCACGACGTCCCGCTCCCGGTTTTCCGAAGTTCTGGGTCGGCAGCCAGCCGCCCCATGAAGATACACCTATTCAGCATTTTTCCCTCGCTTTCAGATTTCCGTGATGTCCAGACCCAGGCGGTCGGCCATCATTTTCTTTTTCATCAGGTACACCCTCGTCCTGGTCGGCTTGCTCTTGACGTCCTCCACCACATACTCCCAGCTTCCTCCGGTGTCTCGGTAGTAGGTGAAGTCCGCCAGGTACCTGATGGCCCGCACCCTCTCGCCGTCCGGCGTAGTGTACGCCGCTTGCAGGGTGAACTCCACTTGAAGCCGCAGGTCCTTGATGGTCCCGGCGGCCAGCTCCGCCGCCAGCTCGTCGAAGCGGCGGGCCTCCTTTTTGCTGTCAAAATGCAGGGCGTCCCGCCCGGTCTTTACGTTTCCGTATTTCGACCGGGCGGGCTGCTGCGTCACCGCTCTTTTCTTTTGCTCCTGTTTCGCCAGCTTGGCCAGGGCCTGGGCCTGGTACTTCGGCGGGAGGTCCGCCAGGTTGATGTTCGCCACTATTTCAGCCCCTTTTCCAGCCACTTGCATTTCCGGCACCTGGCCGCCGTTGTTCCCGTCCTCGTGGGTTTCCCCAGGCAGGTGTTCGCCCCGTGTGCCAGGTAGCATTTTGGCTTCTTCCGCCGCCGGCGGGTCATTTCAGCACCTCCAGGGTGGTGGTCAGCAGGGCAGCCAGGGCGTTGCGCAGCTTTCCGGCGCCTTCGCCGTCTCCCGCCTCCATCATTTTCTCGATGCACTCGGTCATCTTGTTGATGGAGGTCTGCCCCTGCTCGAAGTGCAGTTTGAAGATGGTCATTTCCGAAGAGGACGCCACCGCCAGCTTCTTCTGGAGGGCCTGCACCTGCTCCGCCAGGTTTTTCTTCTCCTGGTTTGCGATGGCCTGGGCCTCCTCCTGGGCCACCTTCATGGCCGCCAGGTCCTGCTCCGCTTTTGCCTTGGCCTGCTCTGCCCGTTCCTTGGCCTTCTCCGCTTTCTCGATTTTCGCCTTCAGCTTCTCGGCCGCTTCCTTCCTGGCTTCCTCCGCTGCGGCCTTGACCGCCTCTTCGTCCACCACGGTCTCCACGGCCACGGGCGCCGGCTCCGCTGTGACCTCCATCAGCTCCGCCTTCAGGCTGTCGATGTCCTCCTGTGCCTTCTCCAGGTCCGCCGCCGCCTTTGCCTTGGCGTCCTCCAGCTTCTTGGCATATCCCGCCGCCCGGTTCTCCGCTTCCTCCAGGCGGCCCTGAATTTCCGCCATGTCCGTGTCGTAGACGGTGCGCTGTTCCTCCAGCTGCTCTTCCATGGTTTTCTCCAGCTCTTCGGCCTTCTGGCGGGCCTCGTCCCGCTCCTTGATGGCCTGGGCCAGCTCCCGCTTCGACATTTCCATGACCGTCTTTTCCTGGCCGTTTACCTCGTGTTTTTCGGCGATAAATTCGCCCCGCTCGGAAGCCGGCAAAGCCAGTAATTGCAAGGCTTTGGAGGCTCCCAAATCCGTCACCAGAGACGGGTTTTCGTACTCCCTCGCAAGCCTCATAAATCGCTGTGCTGTGACCTCGGAAAACTCCACTTTTTCCTCCAGCCAGGGCAGCCACTCACCATGCGACAGCTGGGCCTTCGCTTCATTCAGCCGCCGGCCGATTTCCAGGATCGCGGCGCCGGCCTGCTGCTTATACAGCCAGATCTCCGCCGTGATGACCTCGATGGAGCGGGGCGCCACCTCGTTCACCCCTGCGGTCTCCATGGCCGCCGCTTCCTGTTCCTGCATTTCCGTGCCCTTGTACTCTTCCATGCTGTTCTCCTTTCATCATGCCGCAGTAGCGGCCTTCTTGCGTTCTTTGTCCTTCTTGGTCGCCCGCTCGACCCATGCGTCGACGAAGTTCTTCACGGACTCGTCCTGCTCGTATGTCGCGTTGTGACTTGTCCGGCATTGAACGACGACGCCATTCCGATATTCCAGGGTGTAGAACGGTGTGTCCGGTTCTTCTGCCTTCCTGATAAACAGGATCACCGTCTCGCCCGCCGCCATTCGGTCCGCATATCCGCCGACACAATGGTGCAGGGCCTTCCCCTCCGCCGTCAGCTCCCCGGGCGTTCTTGCCGGCCGGATCAGCAGGCCGTCCCGCTCCCATGCCATGGCGGCCAGCTTCCTGGCTTGCTTCTCGAACTTCTTCCACGCCGCTTTGTTCTCCTGGTATTTCACCTGTGCGATGGTGCGCTGGTGCGCGGCCTCCAGGTCAGCGGGGAAGAGGACTTCCCGGTCGTCCAGGTTCAGATGCAGCCGCACACAGTCGGCCAGGTAGTCCCGGTATGTCTCCGGGGAATATACCCTGCCCCGATAATAGGGCATGCGGTTCTTCTTGGCCTCCGCTTCCTCCGCGTCCTTCTTCGCCTCTTCTTCGGCTACCAGCTTTTCCACATATTTCACAACTTTGTGGACAGTTGCATGCCCCAGGGCCTGCCGCACGTTGTCAATCTCGACCCCGGCGGTGAACAGCTCCACGGCCTCCCGCTCCTGGATCACGCCGGCGGTGGCCAGCTCCCGCAGCTCCGCCAGCTTTGCGATGTCCTTTGTGGTCCATTTCGCCGTCTCTTTCAGCCGCAGCAGGCGCAAGGGAAGGTGTACGGCGTCCTGGATCTTCCGCGCCGTCCAGGTGATGCTGTGCTTCTTCGTCCTCCACTGTCCTGTCATTCGTTCGTGGATCAGTTCGGTGTACCTGGCTTTCCACAGCTTTTCCACGGCCGGGTACCTGGCCCAGTCCATCAGGAAGCGCACCGGGTTGCCCCGGTGGTCTGCCTCCCGCCGCGCCAGCTCCCGCTCCCGGACGTAGCCGCCCAGGTCGCAGTATTCCAGGCTGGTTCCTTGTAGGATCTCCCGCCAGTTCGGCGGCAGGAAGAACTGGTACGTCCCGTCGTAGACCTCGGTCACGTTCTTGACTCGCTCCCAGTCCTTCAGGCGGTAGCGGTAGGTGTTCATGCACCAGGCTTCTTTCTTCTCAATCTGCCACTTGGCCACCCTGTTGCCGCGGACGGCATATCGGGCGATCTCTTCCAGGTAGTCCTCCACGGACTCCCATTTTGCGGACTTGTCCCTGCACAGATGCCACTGCCGCAGGAACAGCGTGGCGCCGTCCTTGCCCTTCTGGACCGTCACCAGGTCCTGAACGTAGTCCACGGCGTAGCGGTCGCTGCTCTCCAGGTAGGCCACCACCATGGCCCCGCAATCCGGGCACTTCGCCACTGTTCCCTGGCGGAAACGCTGGCCTCGTGCGTATACCGTCTCGCCGCAGGCGAAACATGTCCCCCGGACGTTGCCCTTCTTGTATAGCAGCACCCGGTCCTGGGGCAGCATGGTGTTCCGTATGTACTCCACCAGCCCCTCGGGCAGCTCGTCCGGGCACAGCCGTGTCACCTCGTCGTCCTCCAGCTCGCCCCTGGCGCGGGCCTCCGCCTCTCGCTCTTGCTCCATGGCGTCCTCTACCCACCTGGACAGCTCCGGCAGCATGTGGTTCATGGTCTGCTTGGCTCCCAGCCACTTGGCCAGGGCTGCCTCGTCCTCCGGCGTGATTTCCGGGTAACAGGTCCCCACGCTGACGCACATGGCCCCGACCGCTTCTTCCAGGTCTGCCCGCTTCTTGGGTCTCGACCCGCCGCGGTACTCCATGGCCGCCCGGTTCCGCTTTTTGCTGCACACCAGCCGGACGTCCGGCCCCGGCGGCGTTCCGTAGCGCCGTTTCCCCGTGTTCCGGCGGAAGGTGACCACCATCAGCCGCTCGTGGTCTACCACCGGCCAGTCCAGCGTGACGATGACGTCCTGGTTCGTCTGGCTCTTCCACTCTTCCGGCCACGGCATGGCCTTGACCTTCTTCGGCACATTCATGACTTCGCCCCCTTACAGGAAGTCGGCCAGGTTCAGGGCCACCTTCTTCGCGGCCGGCGGCGTCACCGGCGTGTGGGTCGCCCCGCAGGCTGCCATCATGGCCCGCTCCTGGGCCTCTTCGTCCGTCTGCATGCCGAAGTATTCGTCTACGGCTCCGAAGACCTGCGCCGGCAGCAGCACGGCATAATTCCCGTGCTTGGCCTTCTTGGCCCGCTCCATCACCGCCGTCATGGCTCCCGCCAGGGTCTTGCCCTCTTTGGCCACCAGGGCGCCGTCGGTGTCGCTGGTGCAGCGGTCGATGATGTACTGCCCGACGATCTCGGTGTACTGGTCCGTCGGGTTCTTCTGCATTTCGGTGTTGATTTTCTCGATTGCCTGCATGTTCATGTTCTGTTCCTCCTTCTTCGCCGGGGTGGTGCCTTCTGCTTGACGGGCAGCCCCGGCGGCTCCACCCGCAGCTCGAAGTATTCCTGCCAGGGCCAGCCGTTGACCTCGTGGACCCCCGACCGGCACGTGGCGCCGTTGTCGTCCTTCAGCAGCACATACCCCTTCCTGGGGCGCGGCTCCTTTGCCCAGCTGGCGGCCCGGATCACGTGGTAGACCGGTTCCGGCTGCACCATGCCCTTGGCGCAGCTGAAGCGCTTGTACCGTTTCCCGGCCTCCTTGTGCCTGGCCACGGTGGACCTGGTTTCCTTCATCAGGTACCTGGCCAGCTTCGCGTGGTTTCCTCGCTTGTCCAGGGGCTTGATGGATATGTTCCCGTTATTCTGGCCGACCACCCGCTCCCAGGTGTTCGATAGGACCGCCACCTCTACGGCCGGCATGATGATGTGGTGGTGGACATTGGTCATCCGCTTGGTCTCTGTGCATGCGACATACTTCCAGGCGACGCCCAGCTTCCGGCACTCCTTCCGCAGCAGCCGCAGGAATTCCTTCTTGTCCTCTTCGGCTTGCTCCAGGGTGACCCCCTTGTCGTAGTAGTGCAGGACCAGGTGGTAGTCTCCGGGGGTGAAGTTTGCGTTCAGCTTCCAGCGTAGCCGTTCCTCTGCCACCCGCTCGTTCACCTTCGCTTGGGCCTCTGATGTCGCCCCCCTGTTTTCCTCCCTTGTCGCTCCCTGTGTATGTACCCTTCCCGTGAAGGTCTTCAGGGTCTCACGGATTGGACCGGCCTCCACAATGCGCTCGACGTATGGCACCGTGATTCCCTCCGTTCGCTTTACTAATACCCTTACCGGGGCCGGAACGCCGTCCCCCGGCGGCTTTGTCACGGTTGCAACGGGCGCTTCTCTCTGATATAATTGGTATAGAAGCGCTCGTCTTCTCTTTTTGTATGGCCCCCTGCGTTGTGTTGCCGCACGATACGCAGGGGGCTGTTCTTTTACTCTTTCCGATGCAAGTCCACGGTCTCCATGGCCGCCCAGGCGGTGGATACCCAGTCCTTTTCCCAGCAGGCCCCCGTGGGTCTGACGGCCCCCAGGATCACCAGCTCGCCGTCATGGCTCCAGTACAGCCGGCGCTCGCCCTTCCTGGTGGCCTCCTTATGCTGGGCCACGTCCCGCTCCACGATGGACAGCAGTGGAGCGGCTACGCCATAGCAGGCCCCGCCGCCGTCTGTCTGATACAGCTGGTACCCCTGGAACAGCACCGGCACCATGGTGACGGTGTCCGCCTCGTCCTCTCCGGTCTCCCAGGACGCCACGTCCTGGCCCGCCACCTCCGGCATGACCACCTGCGGCTCTTCGCCGGCCATGACGGCCAGGGCGTCCGATGTCGCCGGCAGCATGCCCATGCACTCCACGATGGCCGCCAGGGCCTTGCGCGGGAACTTGTCCCAGTCCGCCCGGACGTACCAGTCTTCCGTGAACAGGGTCACCTGGTCGCCGGTGCTGATGATGGTGTACCCGCTCCGCTTGTAGGCCTGCTTGATGTTTCGCACCAGGCCCCGCTCGTTAATAATCATTCGTCATACCTCCAGACTTTCGCGTGGATAATCTCTGTCCAGTCGCATTTCCACACTTCCGCCGCGCACAGGATCGCCGCAAAGGGGGGCGCGCAGGGGACGATGACCTCGCCCCGTTTCGGATCTACCACCCGGGCCTTGCACTTGTGCGCCCAGCGGTCCCGCCGCGAACGCTCTTCTGCCATCTTCCTGGTGCGCTGGCGTTCTTCCTCTTCACCAGCCCATGGCGGCAGCCCAGTATTCTGCCCGCTCCAGGACCTTCTGGCTGTATTCGGTCTCATAGATGCCTTCCTCCCAGGCTGCCGCCGCGCCGGACGGCCCCATGTTGTAGGCCATCAGGGCCTTGTGTACGGTGTCTGTGCGTTCCATCTGCTGCGCCAGGTAGGCCAGGCCGGTGCGGAAATTATCCCTCGGCACCCACAGGTCCGTGGCGCCGACCTGCTCCATCAGGTCCGTGTGCAGGGTCCCATTCACCTGCAAGTATCCGATGGACGCGCCGCCGTCGCCGGCGACATTCTGGAAGGACGTTTCCACGTCGACCATGCCCAGGGCCAGGGGGTACCAGATGTCGAAGGCGTCCGCCGCGTTGAACAGTTCCATCTGTTCCTCCGCCGTCAGCGGCACAGCTTCGCAGTAGAATATCGGCTGCACAATTTCTTCCTGCTCCAGCAGCGGCAGCAGCTGGACGGCTCCCGTGGCGCCCGTGCTTTCCACTTCCGCCGCCGGCTCCGTCTTCGGCTCCGCCAGGACTCTGGCCATGACGATGATCAGCAGCACGGACGCCAGGACGGTCAGGGCCGCCAGGGCCACGATGCGCCGGTGCGCCTTCCTGCGGCGGTTCCGCTCTCTGGCCCTCCGCGTCCGCTCCCTGCGCCCCCGCTCTTCGGCGTCCTCCCTCTGCTTGACGGCCCGCCCCAGCTCCGCCTGGCGGTCTCTGGCCATGTTCAGGTCCCTGTCCATGACCGCGACCTTGTTCTTCAGGTAGTCCACGTCCCTGGCGATCCCCTCGTACTGCGTCAGGGCGCTGCGCAGGTACTTCTCTTTCCTCTGGCTCATGTCACACACTCCTTCATTCTCCGGCCGCTCTGGCCGGTTTTCTTTTGCGGTATTCCTTCAGCCACACCTGGAAGGCCGCTTCTGCCTCCGGCTGCTCGAAGTAGGCCGCCACCCGTTCCAGCAGGCAGCGGGCCAGGTCATCGCAGACGCCCCGGGGCACCCGCTCGACGTCAATGGCGATTCGCTCCACGGTCTTTGCCTCCTTCCGGGTTTGCCGGCAGTCCGTTCACGTTCCGCCACCTCGCCACGGTGGACACGCCGCAGCCGGCAATGGCGGCGATCTCCTTGTCCGTCTTCTTCCGGCGGTATAGGTCTTCGACCTTCCCATAGTCCACCTTCCGCCGGCGGTCTCCCGTCGTCTTCACGGTACACCCAGGGCCTGGAGGGCACGGCCTGCGGTGGCCGACGATGCCGATGTAATCGCAGCAGCGGCTGGCGGTGAAATAGATGCAGCCTTTGCAGGCTCTGGCCAGGGCCGCCCATTCGGCGTTGATGCGGTCCTGCCGCGCCCTCTTTCCCTGCTTCCCGCCGCTCATTCTCTCCCGGCTCTGTTCCATAGCTCTTTGATCAGCTCCGCGTCGGTGTATCGTGCCAGGGTGCCATCCCCTTCGGCAATCACCGCAGACGGCACGCTCATAGATACAACGATTTCAGATTTCAGGTAAAAAGCCGGGCGCGGGCAGTAGTCGTTCGCGCTGCGCACGTAGTTGTCGTTCAGCGCCCCCGAAGTATTCACGTAATACGCGTAGTCGTAGTTCGAGCGAGGGGAGCGCAGGGTGGCCCACCCGGTGGCCAGCCAGTAGGCGCGGGACGTCAGCGGGATAAAGCGGCGGTATTTCCTGTATTCGTCCACCGTCAGCGACCGCAGGGACAGTTGCGGCTTTCCGTAGTCCGTCATGCCGTCCATGGTGGTCAGGTCGATCTCCCGCTCCAGCAGGGCCTCGTACAGATTCGGGCGGCTCTCCGCCCAGTCCTCGATAATGTGGTGCAGGTTGCTTCCCTGGTAGTTGTTCGGCGCTTCCACTTCTTCGTCGTTACAAAAGGGGACGGTGTTCGGCAGTGCGTCAGCGGTCACCACGAAGCTGCCTTCGCCGTCATCGTCCAGTTTCACCAGCTCCACGCCGTCCAGCAGGAAGCTGTATCCGCGCGGTACTCCGCCCAATTCCAGATTGATTTTCATGTTCATGCCTTCCTCCTGTTCTTTTTCCCGTTCTCCGTTCCGTACCGGACCAGGGCGGACAGGGCTTCCTCGCCCACGTCCTCGCGCCCCTCCGCCGCCCGCCGCTTCGCACAGCGGGCCAGGGCCTTCTCCCGGTCGTAGCCGATGGCGGCCGCGTACTTCCCGGCGATGTATCTGTATCTCTCGATGCGGCACTCGATGGCCCCCACCTGGTAGGCGGTCAGCTTGTCCCGCTCCCGCTCGATGTACTGCTCGCAGATGTCGGCGTAGTCCTCCAGGGCGTCGCAGATCAGGAACAGGTCCCCCTCGCACGTCCTGATGGCGGAAGGATAAAAGCCCTTCCGGCCCCTCCGCAGGAACTCCAGGGCCGTCTCCTGGCTCTCCGGCTCCCGGCCGGTCACCGGCGCACCTCCGGGGGCTTGGCCGGCAATCTCGCCGCCCTGGACAGCGCCAGCATGTGGTCCCTGGTCAGCTTGTCGATGACCTTCCCGATGTGGCCATACCCGGCCATGTCGGCCAGGCGCTCCAGGTTGTAAAGGGTTTGCGGTGTCACCAGCACAGACACGCGCCGCAGGTTCTTCTTTCTGCTCATTCTCCGGCTTCCTCCTTCTTCACTCCGTAGTAGCAGTCCTTGCAGTCCTCGACCTCCCCGGTCTCCATGGGGCAGTAGTCGCCGTCCTGATACATGGCGTATTCCGGCTTCCCGCAGGTATAGTTCATTCTTCCTTCACCTCCCCAGGACCACGGCGTCCCATTGTTCTCTGGAAAGTCCCTCCAGCAGCTTGTTATCCAGCTCTTCCAAAGCCGCTTTTTCATCTTCGGCCTGTTCTGCTGCTTCCCGCAAAATATCGCTTCCGGGGAATTTGGCCGCGCTCTCTATGGCCTCCTTCGCGTCTGCGATCTCATGGAGCAGCGCACGGCGCAAGGCTCTGGCCTCTCTCGGCGTCAATTTCAGTGTTATCTTTTTCATGCCCTTGCGCTTCTCCCGGCTATGCCTTCACGTACCTGTGCGTAACCGTCACCTTCAGGGCACACTCCGTACAGGCGGCCATCAGCTTCGGGTTCTTCTCCATAACGTCCAGCACCCCCGGCCGTTCCCAGCACTCCCGGCCGCATACCGGGCACGTGACCAGGCGCCACGCCGGGCCGCCCTCCGGCACGTTCTTCTTCATCGGCATGGTGATGACTCCGTCTTTCATGTTCTGTTCCTCCTGTTGTTGCCCCGTCCGGCGCCCCGTGGTATCATCAAGGCAGGGAAGGGGGTGATTTTATGAATGAAATTGAAGTTTCCGTCAAAGAGCTTTACAAAATGGCCAAAGCAATGCTTGATGACGGCATGGATACCGTTCTTATTCGCTTTTTAGAGTCTGGCGGAGAAAACGGCCGTCCCTGTATTTCCTTTGAAGCGTCCTCCGAGAATGAGTCTGATTTCGGGGTCGACTATGAGGAGATCGAAGAGATCAGCGATTAACTCATACCGTCCGGCGACTGTTGGTCAGTCGCCGGACCTTTCAATTTTGTAGGACACGCTTTCGATGCCGCGCTTCCGCAGCCTGCGCCGGACTTCCCGCATGACTTCCGCCATCAGGTTGAAGGCCTCGTTCTCGTCCGCCAGCTCCGCGCCCGCTCCGTTGATGGTCACGTTGATATGCAGCTTTCCTTCCGCCGCTGTTCGGATTCCCTTCTTTTGCCTGTTCATGTTCTGTTCCTCCGTTCGTTATCGTTTAAGCAACTTCTTCTTCAAAAAAAACGGCCGGGTCGATGCCCCACTTCTCGCAAATCTTCCGCTGCTCGGAGATGTAGAAGTCAGAGTATCCATTGATTTTCAGCTGTACCGTGGTTTCCGATACTCCAATCAATTCGGCCACCATTTTATACGTCACGCCTGCACCGGCAAGTGCCCGCTTCAGCGTAACATACGGGGCGTGTACTTTCTTTTTCATCGTGGGTTCCTCCTTTCTTCGCCGTTCGGTTATCGTTTACGATAACAAGATAGCACAGTTTTTTATCGCCGTCAATAACTTTATTTACATTTCCCATTGATTTATTTGTGTCTGTTGCTTATAATTCGGTTTGTAGGGGGTGTTGTTTTATGAAGACCAGTAATCCAGATAGCCATTTCGGCCGTACATTTCGTCAGCTCCGTGAAGCCGCTGGCCTCACCGTGGAGGAATTTTGCAAGCAGTATAATTCCCGTTTCGACGGCCGCATGAACAAAAGCACAGTCAGTCGTTACGAAAACAATCTTCAAGAGCCTATGATTTCCACCGTGAAGAAGGTGGCCATTTTCTTCTCCGTTGACCCCTCCGATCTTTTGGGGTATCCAGTCTGTGCTTCCGCCGCGCCGGCGGCTCTGTCGCCCCAGCTCCAGGCCCTGGCCGACGCCCTCGATCAGCTGAACGACGAAGGCCAGGAGAAACTGCTGGACTATGCGGCCGACCTTGTGGCCGGTGGTCGATATATAAAAACTTGTGCGCCTGGACTGGATCAGGCGCAGGCGTGAAGGGAGGACATGATCATGGCAAAGATGCACGCAAGCCCTACATATTCGACCGTTGGGCGCACGAACGCGAAAAAGAAGCGCGCAAGCTCCAAATTTCTTACCATTATGGGCGTTATCTGGTTCTTTCTGTTTTTCCCGGTTGGTATCGTGCTTCTGGTGAAGGCCTCCCGGCGGAAGCGGGAGGAACTGGCCGAAGCTGCGGCCGCCGCGGCGCCGCGCCCCTCCATGACCGACGAAGAGGCCCGGGCGGTCCTGGACAGCGTCTGCCGCTCCCGCGGCGTGCCCACTACCCGCCTGCATGCGCAGGACTATGAGTATCACGGCGTCGATGTCTGCATACTCCGTGGCACAGATCCCGACCTCTCCCGCGTCTCCGAAGGCGATCCCGCCGACCTCGTCCTGGAGCCGGAAAACGACTACGACCCCCAGGCCGTCGCCGTCTATCTCGACGGGGAGCGCGTCGGGTACCTTTACAAGGGGCGCCTGAAGAAGATGGTTTTCGACTTCCTCACCCGTGGCGACAGCGTGGTGGCCGAAGTCTCCGCCGTCGGCGGCGACTGGCTGAAGATCGACCTGTCCCTCTCGAAGTGATGCCATGAAAAAGCGCATGATTCCCATGGCGGTCAGCTCCGCCGACTTCGACCCCTCCATGAACATGATCGACCCCATGGAGGCCTCCGCCTTCGGGGTGATTTATGCCCGGTACAGCTCCCACAGCCAGCGCGACGTGTCCATCGAACAGCAGGTGAAGGACTGCATGGCCTACGCCGCCCGGAATAATATCTATATCGTGGCCTGTTATGCCGACCGGCACATGACCGGCCGCACCGACCGCCGCCCGGAATTCCACCGCATGCTGCGGGACGCAGAGGCCGGCGGCTGGTCCTTCGTCCTTACCTGGAAGAATGACCGCTTCGCCCGGAACAGGTACGACGCCGCCATCTACAAGGCGAAGCTGAAGAAGTGCGGCGTGCGCTGCCTGTTCAGCCAGGAATACATTCCCGCCGGCCCGGAAGGTATCCTTCTGGAGGCCATGCTGGAGGGCGACGCAGAATTCCGCAGCGCCCAGATGGCCGTGGACATCAAGCGGGGCCTGGCCTACAATGCGGAACACTGTATGGTCACCGGCGCGATCCCCTTCGGCTATCGGCGGACGAAGGACTACACCCTGGAGCTGGATCCCGACCGGGCGCCCCTGGTGAAGGAAATATACGACCGCTTCCTGGCCGGCTGGAAGATCATCGACATAGCCAACGACCTAAACAGGCGCGGGATCACCACCGCAAGCGGGAAGCCCTGGGGCCGGAACAGCTTCCACTCCATGCTCTCGAACGAACGGTACACCGGCGTCTACATTTACGGCGACATACGCACCCCCGGCGGCCTGCCGGCCATCATCGACCGGGACACGTGGCTGGCCGTCCAGCGGCGCCTGCACACAAAGAAAAATCCCGTGGGCAGGTCGCGGTCATACGGCGACTATCTGCTCACGGGGAAGCTGTTTTGCGGCCACTGTCAGCGGCCCATGGTGGGCGTGTCCGGGAAGACGCGCCCAGGGAAGCCCCTGTATTATTATTACGTTTGCCAGGGCCGGCGGCTCTCCCACGACTGTCAGAAGCAGAACGTCCGGCGGGACTGGCTGGAGGAAAAGGTCTGTGCCATGGTGGCCGGCCTGGTCATGCAGGACGATGTGGTGGAATGGATGGCCGACTGTGTGGTGGACTACCAGCGCCGTCACAAAGAGGACGGCACCCTTCAGGCCCTGGCCTCGCAGCTGAAGCAGACGCGGGCCGCCATCGGGAACGTGATGGCCGCCATTGAGGCCGGGATCATCACCGCCACCACGAAGGACCGGCTGCTGGAGCTGGAGGCCCAGGAACAGAAGCTGGCCCAGGCCCTGGAGACGGAGAAGGCGCTGCGGCCCACCTACACCCGGGAGCGCGTCATCTTCTGGCTGGAACAGTTCCGCGCCGGGGATCTTACCGACCCGGCCTTCCGGCTCCGGCTCGTGACCACCTTCGTGAACGCCATCTATCTGTATGACGACCACCTGAAGGTGGTTCTGAACTACACCGGCCGGAACAGCTCCGTGGACTTTCCCCTGGTGGAGGACGCCCTGGACTCCGGCGCTGTCGATGGTGGTCCGTATAACGTCGAAACTGGTCCACCACAAGTAGCAAATCCGAACCCTGCACCAATTGGTGCAGGGTTCGGATTTGTGCTTTTTCTTAATAATTTGGGAAAGATCAAGCCCAAAAGTCTATCTCATTTTTCTTTCTGGTGGAAGTTGCTGTGGCTTCGTGTTCTCTCTGCGTGGCTGGGTTTGAGTGTAACGGGAAACCGATTGGGATAG